AAAGAAGCTCAGTTCTATTATCCAAAGACCGACATTCTTCGTGCCTCTGATGGTAAGTGGTTTATTGAAAAGTCTCTTAAAGTCAGAAACATTAAAGTCAATAACGTAGCAAATAGTCTTGCCGTCACTAACTTTGGTAATACATTCATCAAAGGCATATCATCAAACGCTACAGCTATCGTTGAAAAAGTTGATACCTATTATGATAAAGGGCAGCTTATTTTTGAATTGAAACTCTCCAACATCTATAAAGAGTTTTTGAATGCGGAAGAAATCTATACTTATTACACAGAAGAGGGTGTTGATAAGTATCTAACAGCAAATCTTTTCTCTGGTATTATCACATCGGCACAGATTGAATCTGGCGGTCAAGGATATACAGAAGGCACCACAGTTCCTATTATTAGTAACACAGGTATCGGCGCACAGGTTATCATTTCAAAAGTTTCTAAAGGAACAATTCAGGCTGCTGGTGTTGTTAAGGGTGGTGCAGGATTTCAGGTAGATAGTCCTCTACTAATCTTTGGTTCAGGTTCTGGTGCATCAGGCTATGTTTCTGATGTAGATGATAGTGGCTTCTATCATCCCAATACATACAATGTTATGTGGACAACTATTAATCTAGAAGCAAGCACTAACATTGGTAATCTGATTTACTCAAATCTAAACAACAAGATCATTGATCCAGCAAACGATTCCGCTGGTTTTACTAATTCGATGTCATACTTTGTCTATGCGAATTGTGGACCTGCTTACTCACTAACAATTGTTTCTGGTGGTAATAACTATACATCAGTTAATGTTTCGATCTCTGCCAACTCTACCATATCAAGAATGGGTATTCTTGGTAAGATGCAAATTATCAATGGTGGTTTAGGTTATAATGCTGGTGATACTATTGAATTTCTTAATCCACTAGGCAGTGCTGGTTCTGGTGCTATTGCTAACGTAACAAACGTTGCTGCTAATGGTATGATCACTGAAGTTAGATTTGAACAAGTACCAGGTCAGATTGTTGGTGGATCAGGTTACGACTGGTTCAATCTACCAACAGCTAATGTTATTTCAGGAACAGGCTCTGGTGCCAACATTGCTGTAACAGCAGTTATCGGACACAACGAAGAAATCATTCAGTCAGTTTCTAACATCGGCACAATTCTAGCATTGACAGTTGTTTCTGGTGGCTATGGTTACGTTGATAATCCAACACTTAATCTCTCAGATATTGGTGACGGAAACGCCAACGCTATACTATCATATGTTACCGGTGCTTATTCATATCCTGGTAGATATATCACTGACGATGGGCATATCTCTGGTTATAACTTCCTAGAAGATAGAGATTACTATCAAGAGTTCTCATACGTTGTCAAGGTTGATGAGACAATCAATAAGTATAGAGCCGCAATCAAAGATTTATCACATCCTGCGGGTGCTAGACTATTTGGTGAATATGATTTCGTTTTTGATAACGAAACACTGACAAATACAAACGTTGAAGTTGTCTTCTCCAATACCGAGTCAACAACTTTACCATACAAAACAATGTATCAGGTGCAAGACTATACTAGCGGTGTATTTGCTCCAAATGTTCTAACAGGTACAGCAAATGCTGAATTTGTCGTTGGATCATATAGTGTCAATACAACAAACCACATATCTCAGTATTCCGCAGCTAATAACGATATTGTTATTTCTTATTTCAATCACGGATATACTACAGGCGATTTTGTATTTCTACAGTTCACAGGCTCAAACACATGGGCTAATCTTGGCAATACAAACTACACAGTAACATCATCTAACATCAGTCATTTCTATGTTCGCAATTCATTGACAGAAAGAAGCGATGGTAATAGTAACACAGGTATTGTTCGAGTTTATAATCCTGACGTTATGATTACATTGCCATATAGCAGACCTGGTCTAAACGATAATGTCTATATTCAATTCCAGACAGTTGATGAGTCATTATCAAACGGTTATTATCAAGTTCGTGGTGTAAAGAACGCCAACACATTCAACGTTCTACATCCTAACATGACAACTGCTAACGTTGGTTCTGGAGTAGCAAATTTAATCAGTAAGAAGATCATCGTTACCGCAGAAAGACATGGATTCGTTGTTGGTGATCAAGCGTATATTCTACTTCTTGATGGTGATGCAGCTAATACAGATAACGGTTACTATACTGTTACATCTATTCAGAATGGTAATACATTCAACATTATCGCACCGAATGTAATCTTTGCTGGCTCAGACACTCACGTATATCAGAAGCTATCTAAGATTGTCATTGCTAATCATCCAATGTCAAATGGTAATGCTGCTTATATCGCATTTACAAGTGGCGATCAAGCTAATACATCAAATGGCATTTACTATCCGATTAAGACAGGATCAGATGTATTCACTATCAATGTTGCTAAACCTGCTACAGGTAACAGCAATGTCAGAGTTTGGTATCAGACAAATAACTATTCCAATATTAGATTTACAACATTGAAAACCGATAACGGTCTAGCGGCTAATGATAATGTCTATATTGAGTTCTATTCCAGTGCTACTGATTTAGCTAACGGCGTCTATATGGTGAGAGATGTTTATAACTCTAACACATATAACGTTCATTATGATGGCAACACATACATTCAGAATGCTTACAGCACCTATGCGCCTCTTGTGTATATTCCAAAATATAGCAATAACACAAATAACACAATCAATATCGTTGCTCATTCCGGTCTTGGTATTGTATCTGGCTCAGTTATGGAAGGCATGGCTTTAGTTTCGCCATATAAATAAGTAGATAATTAGAGAAGGATCAGCCTTTGTCATCGTCACGTTCTAAAAATCTTGATATCTTTGTTGCAAAGCAAGTCAAAGAATCCGTATCAGAACCATCATCATCAAACGTCTATTTGACTTTTGGTCGAGCCGCTACATGGGCAAACGATGCTGCTCCACCTCAGGCTAACACGTCCGCAGTCAATACCAATCAGATTTGGAAGAACATGATTGGTGGCAAGAGAATTACAGGCAACAATATCAGACACGCTATTCCACGTATCAACTGGACATCTGGTACTGTTTATGATGCTTATGACGACCTAATCGATTCACTACAATTACACCACACCATATATAACTTTTATGTTATAACATCTGAGCACAATGTCTTTAAATGCTTGTCTAATAACAATGGCGCACCTTCTACGGTTATGCCAAACATTCTTGTTACAACTACACACTTTCAGACCGCAGATGGTTATAATTGGAAATATATGTATACCTTAACTGCGGAAGAAAAACTAAGATTTTTGACACCATCATTTATTCCAGTCAAAACTCTAGCACAAAGCGATAACAGCCAACAATGGATCGTTCAAGAGAATGCCATTGATGGTGCTATTCATGTTATCGATGTAACAAACGCAGGCTCTGGTTATACAGCAAACGATGTTGTCGTATCAATCACAGGTGATGGTCTTTATGCTAACGCCTTTGCTGTATTGAACACATCATCAAATACCGTTCAGTCAATCATCATTGATAATCTAGGATATGGATACTCGTATGCTAATGTAACACTAAGCTCATCTACTGGTGTTGGTGCATCAGCCAGAGCAATCATTAGTCCACAAGGTGGTCATGGTTCAGATGCCATAACAGAACTTGGTGGATCATATTTGATTATGGATGTTCAGATCAAAGATACTGAAAGTGGTGTGTTGACCACACATAACGATTACAGACAGATTTCATTGATTGAAGATCCTCGTCTGTATGGTGTTACAACACTATCATCTTTGCCAGCATTCTCACAATTGACAGTTCTATCACTGAACGGTACCTCAGTTGAGTATGTTGAAGATGAGGTAGTTTATCAAGGTGCTTCATTAGCATCATCATTCTTTAGTGGGCATGTTGTAGAATGGGATTCTGGTAATAACGTTATCAAGTTATCAAATACAAATGGCATACCAACAAAAGACTTGTTGATTGGTGCTAATACAACTGCCGCCCGCTTCGTTGCTGATATTGCCAATCCAACGATGCAACCTCGTAGCGGAAATCTACTATATACAGATAACATGACTGCAATTCAAAGGGCTGATGACCAAGCCGAAGATTACAAAATCGTTCTGAATTTCTAAAAGGAAAAGATAAAAATGGCTTATAACAAAGCAAATAATACATTGACAACTGACTTCAATGTTACTCCTTACTACGATGATTATACCATTGATAGTAACTATTACAGAATTTTATTTAAGCCAGGCTATGCAGTCCAAGCCCGTGAACTAACACAGATCCAGTCATCCCTTCAAGAACAAATTAATCGTTTCGGCAAGCATGTATTCAAAGAAGGCTCTATTGTTATTCCTGGTGGCTTCACACTAGAGACACACGGTGGTGCTAATACAGGTTCAGGTATTCGTTTCGTTAAAGTTAAAGACTTTGACGCATCAAACAATGACGTTACCATCAGTGACTTCGTTGGCACTGACGTTTTAGGTGCTACATCAAACATTACCGCAGCGGTTGTTGATGTTGTATCAGGTACACAGTCAAGTTCAAACACAAAGACACTATACGTTAAGTATAAGACCACATCAAGCTCAAACAACATTCAGAAAATCTTTACTGCTGGTGAAACACTATCAGCAAACGTTGGCGGTGTAACAAAGACACTCGTTGTTCTTAACACAGATCCTGTTGCCAACACAGGCTTTGGTTCAAGATTTAAGATCGATGAAGGTGTATTCTTTGCTAAGAACCACTTTATCTCTTTCGAAACACAGTCCGTCATTCTTGATAGATACAATCCAAATCCATCATGTAAGGTTGGCTTCTTCGTAACAGAAGACATTATCAATGCTTCACAGGACACATCATTACTAGATCCAGCACTAGAAGCATCTAACTATGCCGCACCTGGTGCAGATAGACTTAAACTAACACCAACATTATCTGTCAGACCATATGACGATCCAATCGGGGCGCCTGACTTCGTGGAATTGTTTAGTATTGAAAATGGTGTCGTAAAGTCATACTTTGAAAGATCACAGTATAACATCATTCAAGATGAGATGGCCAAACGTACCTACGATCAGTCAGGTGACTATGTTGTTCGTGGTCTAGATGCTCAAATTCGTGAGCATGACGATACAGGCTCAAACTTTGGTCGTTATGCTAACGGTAACAATAGTCTATTGTTCGTTGGTGTTTCTGCTGGTCTTGCTTATGTTCAGGGTTATGAAATCAATAATCTTGACACAGCCGAACTACAGATTGAAAAAGGTCTAGCAACATCTCAGTTTAGGGAGCAAATTGCTTCAGCTACACTCGGTTCATATATCGTTGCTAACAATACTGTCGGTTCATGGATACTAGACAAAGCATCACCAGTTACTCTCTACGATACAGTTCAACGCCGTGTCGCTAACAATCTTTGGTCTGGTGTTACATCACCAACTGGTAAAGTTATCGGCACAGCAAACGTAGCATCAATCGAGTTTGCTTCTGGTACACCAGGCTATGACGCCGAATATAACATCTATCTAATGGATGTCAATATGTTGGGAAGCAATAGCTTTGCCAACGTAAGAAGCGTTTACTACGATGGTTCAGCTTCCGATGGTTACGGTGACGTTGTATTGGATTCTGGCGCTGCTGTTCTTTACGATGTGCCTAATTCACAGTTGCTATACTATGTTGGTGATGAATATGTCAAGAGTGTAAGAGACATTGATAATCCAACTATCAATGCTACAACATTCTATTTCAACAAATCAGATAGTATCTCACCAATTGCTGCTAATGGCACATTCACATATTCTATTGCTGGCTCTGGTGAAACATTCCCATATGGTTCAGCTACACTTTCTGCCGCACAGAAAACAGAACTAGTATTAACACTAGACACCGCAGCTAATATTACAATGTCTGGTACTGTCAGTGGATCAGCATCCGCACTAACTGGTGTTGGTACATATTTCACTAGATTGAATGTTGGTGATAAACTAGAGTTTGCTGGTAACACTAGAACATATTACATTTCAGCAATTACAAACGATACCAACTTGACGGTTGTTGGAACTCTTCCAAGTCTTTCTGGTGCTGCTTTCTTCAAAGCATTCAAGACTGGTGATATTATCGATCTTACAGCTAAAGGCTCAACTGCCGGTGCTACAAGAACAGTAACAGCCACATCAACATCGTTGACTGTTGATCTCAAAGAAACATTCCCATCTACACTAACCGGCACTCTTTCATACAGACTAGCAAGAACAACTGCTAAGGAAGTTGAAAAACTCAAAAGAGCAAGCCGTTATGTCAAGATCAATTGTAACACCAATACAAACGGTACAACTGGTCCATATGATCTAGGGTTCTCCGATGTTTATCAAGTCAAGAGCATCAGACTTGGTTCTGGTTCTTATCCAGCATCTAATACTGCCGGCACAGACGTTACAACATTGTTCAAATTTGATAATGGTCAGAGAGATAATTTCTATGATCATGGCACGATTACACCAACTGGTATTGGTCTAACATCTTCTGATCGTCTTCTAGTTGAACTAGATTACTTTGAGCCAAACTTTACATCCCGTGCTGGTTACTTCTCAATCGACTCATATCCAATTGAAGATGATGACACACAGTATGATTCCGCAGTAGATATTAGAACAGAAAATGTTTCTATCTACAAGTCACCAGTAAATGGTAAAGAGTATAATCTACGCAATCATCTTGACTTTAGACCAGTAAAAACTAATACTGCTAACGATGAAACGTCACCGACATCAGGTTCTGTTTCAGAAAATCCTGCTAAATCGTTTGCGTATCAGAACTCAACAAATGGTTTGAGAATACCTGCTCCATCAAGTCAGCTTACATATGACTATACAACATACATGGGTCGTAAGGACTTGCTAGTTGTAGATAAGGATAAGAGATTCCAGGTTATCACTGGCATACCAAGCAATTTCCCAATCACACCAGATTCAATTCCTGGTACGATGACTATTGCTGTTCTCAACATTGTGCCATATCCATCATTGTCACCAGCATATGCTTCATCTATCAATCGTCCTGATCTAGCAACATCAACTAAAAAGATGTCAAACGCTAGATTTACTATGCGTGACATTGGTACATTGAAACAGCGTATCGTCAATCTAGAATACTACACATCATTGTCAATTCTAGAAAAGGCTGCTTCCGATCTACTCATTCTTGATGATAATGGTCTTGATCGTTTCAAGAATGGTATCTTTACCGATTCATTCCGTGATCAATCACTAGCAGCAACATATAACAACGATCACCATATCTGTGTCGATCCTGATGAAAAAGTCATTCGTCCTCTATACACGATGGATTCATTTGGCTATGATTATGTTAGTGGAACAAACGTTGTAAAGAATGACGATCTTGTTACACTAAGCTATTCAGAAGAATTACTATGGAATCAGTCATGGGTTACATCTGATAGAAACATCGAACGCCGTGACTGGTTGTTCGTTGGTCAGGTTAGATTGTTCCCAGAGCAAGACGTTTGGGTTGACGTTGCTACTGCTCCTGACGAAGAAATCAACATCGGCACATGGACACAAACAAACGTTCTAACCAATCAGTCAGTATTGACAAGCACCGAATGGGGCGCTTGGAGAAAGTATGTTGTTGGTTATCGTGTCTATACAGGTAATGGTTCAAATAGAACACAGTATAACTATGGCAATCTCTATAGAACATATGATGAAGCGAGAGATGTTGCCAACTCTCTAAATCCACCAGGCAATGGTCGTGGTGTTTCTATTGAGACTGTTTATAACAACATTCGTACCGGTACAGAACATTGGCTTTCTGATGTGACACAAACAGCAGAGAGTGGATATAAGATCATCAATACTGAGTCAATTCCTTATATTCGTCCTCAGGTAATTACCGTTGCTTGTACCTCAATGAAGCCATACACAAGAGTTTGGACATTCTTTGACAATGAGCCAATGGCACAATATACACGTCCAATCTCTAACACACAATACACAGCTATCACTGATGGTGTTGAAAATTCACCGGCTGAAGATTTGTTGATCCAGGGTGGTCCGGCTGAAGGTTCAGAGCTTGTTACTGATGCTAATGGTACACTATACTTCCAGATGCGTCTACCTAGCGAAAAGAGATTCCGTTGTGGTAGTCGTGCGCTTGTAGTTGCTGATACATTAGTTCCAGTAAATGAAGCATCTGTTTCACCACTCGGAGCAAGTGACGATCTATCAACTGGTGGTAGAGCATTCTTCTATGCTTCTGGCACCGCAGTAACAAAACAGAAATCAATTTACTCTTCAAGACATATCGATTACTACGATAAGGAAATTGAAGAAACATACAGCGACAGTGGCTTCCAAGACATTGCTGCTCCACCTCCACCTCCACCAAGAGGTAAGCATTGTTCCGCTTACTCATTCTTGGCTCAGGCACCAAATGGTGAAGAGGGTATGTTCCTAACAAGTGTCGATCTCTTTATTTCTCGTATCAGAGATAAAGGTATCTGGTTTGAAATTCGTGAAATGTCTGCTGGTGGAACTATTACAAGAAATCAGGTTCCATTCTCAGAAGTATGGTATGAAGATGTATCAGCTATACCAGTTTCTACAGATGGTAAGACAAATGCTCTAAACGTCAAGTTCAAAGCACCACTCTTCTTGTATCATAACACAATGTATGCTTTTGTTATACATCCTATCGACAGTAATCCAGATACATATTTTTGGACTGCTAAGTTGGGTCAAGATGATATCAACGCCAAGGGACAGTATAACAATCGTCGTAACACTGGTACATTCTTTCAGACAAACAACAACATCAACTGGGATATTATTGCTGACGTTGACTTGACCTGTAAGTTCTACAGAGCAAACTTCGTTGTCAATACAGAAGGCGAAGCTATTCTTGGCAATAAGCCAGTTGAAAATCTAATACTCAAGAGTAGATCAAAGAGCTTGAAGCCAAGACAAGGTGATGTATTCACCACTGGCTCTAAACTAGTTCTTTCATCTAATGGAACAATTCAGACAACAGATATTCTAAAGGGTGTTACATCATTAGCTAACTCTTCCGTATCTGCTATCAACGGTTCAACATATTCAATGTCCAACACTGGATATACCGTTGGTGAAACAATCAACGTCTTTGCTGCTAACAATGTCTATCGTGGCATCTCAGCAAACGTTACCTCTGTTTCATACGGTCGTGGTGTTCTAAACTACTATGTTGATGGTCCAACAACAAACTCAGCCATCACATATAGCATAGCACAGCTAACAAACTCTGATGGTAACTTCTCTGCCAATGATTATATCTTTAGTGCTGCTTCTCCTGATTACAATGGTATAATTGGTGAAGTAAGAAACTATAGATATTCCGCAGTTTCATTTGAGCCTGCGACAATGAACTTCAAGGATACTGATCTAAAGTTTGCTATGCGTTCTTACTCAAATACAAGTGTAGAAGGTTCTTATGTTTCCGTTCAACCATCCGAAACATATTACTACGATGCCGAGCAGACACTACACTCAAAGAGTAATGAAACAACTGCTCTAGGTGGTGCTCGTTCTAATCAAGTTAGAGCAACATTTCTAACTGGCAAGATTGGCGTTTCTCCTGTTCTCGATATGGGTAGAACACATACAATCTACCTAGACAACATTATTAGTGCTAACTCTGGTGGAGAGACCGCTGCCTCTGGTGGTGAGCTAATAAATAGGTACATCTCTAAGACTGTAACTCTAGCAGAGGGACAAGATGCAGAGGATATTCAAGTCATTCTAACTGCTTATCGTCCACCTAATACAGACGTTAAAGTTTGGATCAAGATACTTCATCGTGAAGATGCAACATTGTTCGATGATGCACCATGGATTGAAATGTCAAGATCATCTGGTGATGTTTACTCATCACTAGCAAACAGAAACGACTACAAAGAATATACATACGGATTTGCTACAGCTAACTTGACAGGTCCTAATGGCGAGGTTCGATATACTAATGCTGCTGGTATTACATTCACTGGCTATAAGTATTTCGCTATCAAGATCGGTCTTGTCAATACACAGAATAATACCGCTGTCTATCCACGTGTTGGTGACTTGAGAACAATCGCACTACAGATATAAGGTGATGAATGGAAATTGAATTTGATCTACAGAATGATTTTAGAGAAATACAGGAATATGATTTTGGCAATGGACCAGTACCAGCACATCAACACCCACGTGGCGGTGGCTGGGTAGCAAACACAGCAAAGGTAGATGATACCTGCTTTGTTGGTCCATATGCCAGAGTTTTTGAGAATGCTTTTGTTACCGACGGCGCACTTATCAATGATGGTGCTAGTGTATTTGGAAATGCTTCTGTAACTAATCGTGCTAAAGTCTATGGTGATGCTATGATATTTGATCACGCATCTATCAGAGATAACGCTAGAGTAAGTGGTTTCAGTAAAGTGTTTGGTAATGCTAGAGTTATGGATAACGCACAAGTCTATGAAAATGCGGAAATCTATGACAATGCTATTATATGTAACAATGCTGAGGTGTATGATAATAGCAAAGTTTATCGCAATGGAATAGTATATGAGTGTATCAAGTTATACGGTCATACTACTGTAACGAAGAAACCGCTACTTGGACTAGGTTTTGATTATCCTGTGACTGTTACCGATCATCATGTATTGCTTGGCTGTACCGTTGTTCCGCCAACCATACTAAAGAAACTCGGTAGAAGAATTATCACACTGGTCGGTTATGATAAAGAGCAGGCTGAGTTGTGGCTAAGTATAGTTGATAAGTTGATACAAGTTCATGGCTGTACCGATATCGAATCCGAATTGACACCTGAGACTGAAAGAAACGTTATTCTCAATCTCATAACAGAAAGAAATGCAGGAAGTGACAGAGACATCAGGACCAGATAGAAGAACTGATAAACCAGGTATCTATAGAACCGCTGAGGGATTTCTTATAAATAAGGATAACGATGCTTTAGCCGCTTATAAGAAACGCAAAAGAAAAGAACAAGCGGTTGACAGAATACAAAACCAGATTGATGAGCTAAAAACCGATATCAACGAGATCAAAGACTTACTAAAAGGACTAGCGAGAAGATAAAATGGCAATAGCAAACGTCGCACTCACAGATACATTTGATTACTGGCGAACAACAACTAACCAGATAATTACTGTTCTTAATGGTAAGCTAGTTTATTGTAACACCACTAATGCCAATACAGTATCTATTCCTGCAAGTATCTCCGGGACAAGTAATCTATACGTCAATATCATTACATCAACCTCGTTAAACGACTCTGCAACAGCAAACGTTGCTTCCGCATTTACAGCTAACACACTACAGGGACTTGCTCTGGTATATGCTGCTTCAGCCAATAGCAATGCTCAATTCTCTGTTACCGCTGCTAACAACTATGCTTCCATTCTAGCTGCTAACAACGCTGTTGGCGCTAACGCATGGGCTAACACTCTAGCATTCTCTACAGGTGTAACAGCAACAGGTTGGGCCAATAACGTCGGAGCCGCTGGTAACAGTTATACAAATTACGTTGGATCATCAGCTAACAGCTTTGCTAATATCACATATGCTCCTAAGATCAGTCCTACTTTCACGGGAACAGTCACAATCAATGCCAATATCGCTAATCAGATATTGACAGACGGTCCGACAATCAACTGGGACACATCATTAGGTTCAGTTGCTACAGTCACACTTGGTGGTAATAGAGCGGTTGCTGCTCCAACAAATCTAAAGATCGGTTCATACATTCTTCATATTATACAAGATGGCTCGGGCAACAGAACTGTTACATGGAACTCAGTATTCAAGTGGCCTGCTGGTGTTGCGCCAGTCTTGACTACAACTGCTAATCGCCGTGATCTATTCTCATTCGTCTGTGATGGAACAAATCTATACGGTTCTTATCTGCCTGATGTGAGGTAATTAATGTTCCTTACTCCAATTGTAAGACCATCAAAGATAATTTTCATATCATCTCCAGCACAGGATGTTGATCTATATTCAATAGCAGATAGTCCAACATATCCTGCTAACATACTTTGTTTTATCAATGCTAACGTCACATCATCAAATGCTTCTGTTACCGCTGCTTTTAGAACTGGTGCATCATGGGTAGCTGGCACATGGATCTATGTAGAGAATAACGCTACTATTCAAGCATCTCAAGGATATACAGGAGCACCTGGCGCACCTGGCACAGATGGAGCAGATTCTTCACCGGGCGCTGCTGGCACAGGCGGTCTTGGTGGAGCTGGTGCTAATATAGGAGATGCTGCCGGAAGTGCCGGTGGTGGTGGCGGCACGGGATCTGTTGGTGGCACTGGTGGCAATGGAACAAACGGAGCCACAGGTGGTGATGGAGGTACAGGCGGAACATCGTTTCAAGCTGATACTGTAACTGGTGCTGTTATTGTTCTCAATAATAAAAACGCTATCGTTGGTGGCACAGGTGGTATCGGTGGAACAGGTGGTCTTCGTGGAGTCGGAAAAGCAGG